TGGTTATGATGTAGATATACTCTATGGCACCAAAACGGTCCTTCTTATTGGTACGAAGGAAGGAACGGAAGAGACGGACAACACGGAAGAAGTCATAAATGGTGGCAGCGACTCCGACGATTCTCTCACGGGCGGAGAAGGTACTGATACAGTCGTGGGAGGTTAATCAATGGTAGTAGATTGTATAGTCAAGGAGTTTAAACTCTACGACAAGGAAGCTGAAACGGCTGCCAGGGAAATCAAGGCTCTTTCTAATGACGGCTACAAGGTGAGTGTGCATTATTCTGCTGGGAATATCGGCGGCGTGCTCATCGTAGCGACCAAGGAAGAGATAGAAGCTATAGTAAATGATTTTGTTGCAATGAATGCGAAGGATTTTGTGGCAGCTGCAAAGGATAAACCGAAGAGAGCAGCCAAGAAGAAGGAGACAACAACAGAGTGAAAAATGATGTCACCTTCTTGTATGGTGAATGTAGGAAGAAGGTGATTGTATGGCAAAGAACCCACGCTTGAGTGAACAACAAAAGGCTTTTGCTGATGAATATATAGCCAACGGGCGGAATGTCTACAAAGCACTAGTTAAGGCAGGATATAGTGAGTCTTATGCTAAGAGCGATGGATGCTACATCCTAGACAACCCAAGGGTGGCCGAATACATTGAGAAGCGAATGAAGCCCATCTACAAGGCGAGAACGCTGAAAATAGAGGAAGCACTGGCCTTGACATCTGATATTGCAGCAGGAAAGGAAGGCCCGGACGGGCGCACTCCAAACGATAATACACGGCTCAAAGCACTTGACATGATTCTTAGAGCAAATGGGCAATACACGGATAAGGTGGAAGTCACTGGCGATATTGATGTAGCTTCCATCCTTAAACAAGCCAAGGCAAGGGCAGAAAAGGCTAAGAAGTCCGTTGAGTGAGGACATTGCAAGCACGCCACAAACCGATACAAACCGTTGATACTGTTTTGTTCTGTAATACAACACAGTAAAATTATCATGGTATTGTAATCAATTATGTCCATCATACAGGTACACGGGCGGGCTGCTTGTGGTGCTGGTGCAGATGGATTGATTTGTTTCTGGTGGCAGAGAAAAGTTAGCTGGCTTCGGCTGGCTTTTCTTTTTATGCGGGAGTTTTTGCTGGAGGATTTGGCTGCTGGGGGATTTGATTTGAAAAGGCCCCCGGTGGGGAGGGGTGGGGACACCCTATCTGTGAGCCTGGTCAAAGGGATTCCTTAAATCCCTACAAATAAATCACATGATTTCTCAACTCTCTGTCCACTCCACAAACACAAAACCAAATAAAAATGCCAAAATATACGGGGATATACTTTACTTAGCTAAAGGAATCCCCTGTTTTGCATCTAATTTGTACGCACTTGAAGGACACAGGGGGTGAATGACATACTTAGCGACAAACAGAAGGCTGAGGTAGCTGAATTTTTGGCGCAATATGCCCATGACCCTCTGGGTTTTGTTTATGCGGCTTTTCCGTGGGGAGAGGGTGAGCTTGAAGGTCGCAAGCCTGACGAATGGCAGATACAGGTACTGAAGGACATTGGCAACAATGTAGCTGACCTTGACTCTGTTACCCGTGAGGCGGTAGCTTCTGGCAATGGTATAGGCAAGTCTGCTCTTGTGGCTTGGATAAATCTCTGGGCTATCTCTACTCATGCAGATACCCGTGGGATTATCACAGCCAATACAGACACTCAGCTGAGGACAAAGACCTGGGCGGAGCTGGCAAAGTGGTATCGGCTCTTTATCGGCAGGGATTTGTTCAAGTATACGGCGACCTCCATCTTCTCCACTCAGCCAGGGCATGATAAGACATGGAGGATAGATGCTATCCCATGGTCAAAGGAGAATCCTGAAGCGTTTGCGGGTCTTCATAACCAAGGGAATCGCATACTCATAGTCTTCGATGAAGCATCGGCCATCTATGATGAGATATGGAGAGTGACAGAAGGTGCCGTGACTGATGCCAATACGGAGATTATCTGGTGTGCCTTCGGGAATCCTACCCGTAATCAGGGCAAATTCTTTGAGTGCTTCAACTCCGAGAAGGAGTTATGGAACACTCAGCAGATAGATAGCCGTACAGTGGCTATCTCGAACAAGAAACAGATACAGCAATGGGAGGATGTGTACGGCGAGGAAAGCGATTTCTTCAAGGTGCATGTCCGTGGGATATTTCCTTCTGCGGAGGAAAATCAGCTTATCAGCCGTGAATTAGTGGAGCTTGCTCTTGATAGACGGCTTGAGGCGAAGGAATATCGCTATGCTCCCATAATCTTAGGTGTAGATCCTGCGTGGACTGGCGGTGATACGCTGGCAATCGTCATGCGACAAGGGTTATACTCCAAGGTGCTCTTGGAGATGCCACGCAATGATAACGATATGGCGGTAGGCCGCAAAATCGCACAGTTGCAGGATAATCTCTCTGCCAGTGCCGTGTTCATCGATATGGGCTACGGCACTGGCATTTATAGTGTAGGCAAGGATATGGGCCGTGATAACTGGAGGCTCGTTAACTTCTCTGAGCGTGCTGATGCGCCTGAGTACGCCAACAAGCGGGCAGAGATGTGGGGCGAGATGAAGAAATGGTTGCAAGACGGCGGTGCCTTGAACAATGACAAATTGGGAGAGGAACTGACACGGCCTGAATCCTTCTTGAATCGCCGTGGCAAGCAACAGCTTGAATCTAAGGACGATATGAAAAAGCGTGGCCTTGCTTCACCAAACCTTGCTGATGCGTTGGCTCTTACCTTTGCGTTTCCTGTGCGTATGAATGCCAATATGCGCTATAGGAGAGCAAGAAGGGCTGGCAAATTCCATAGGGTTGGGACGCTGTAAAGGGGTGCGTAGACGGTGGATAGTGATTATAGATACACGATGGTTGATCCCAGAACGATTGAAGGGCTGTTATCTCTGGGCAACATTGACTTGTATTCAAGGCCGAGGGTAGATAATGGTGATGGTACTTATAGCACAGTGCGCTCCATTGGTATAGGTGATGAGTATGGCAGGGAAATTTTGATTCCAACGGTGTCAGATGACGGCAGGATTATGTCTAATGATGACGCTATCAGGAATTACTATGAGACAGGGAGACACCTTGGCATCTTCAATAGTCCAGAGGCGGCTGATGCTTATGCTGCAAGGTTGCATGACCTTCAGGAGCAGTATTACAGCAATCCCAAGGAGGAAGATGCACTAGGTTTCTTCAAAGATTTATTAGGTCTTTAGATTAAAGGGAGAGGAGGTGAAAAAGTGGACGATATGGCAGCACCTGAAGCGGTGGGCTTCAGTACGGGCATCCAGAATCAGAGCAATGATGGGCAGCTTGCTTCTGATGTGCAGGAGGTGTCTTTAGATACCCTCTCTCAGGAGGAGAAGGATAAAATCCTGAGGGCCTTCAAGCAGGGCAGGGATGTAGCCAACAACTACTACAAGTCCGAGATTGAGCCGAAGATTATCAAGCGCATGGAGCTATATAAGGCTGACAAGAACCTGTATAAGAAGAAATTTCCTGCGCTCTCTGAGCTTAATAACTGGGTGTCTAAGGATATCAAGACTACGGTGGATTGGATACTTCCTAATCTCATTGAGGTGTTCAATGGCACTGAATCCCCGGTGGAAATCATGGGGCAGTCTGTGGAGGATGACGATAACGCCAAGCTCCTGCAACAGCTCATTGATTATTTCGTCACAAAAAAGAACAACTTCTTCACCTTCCTTTACACTTTTGCCAAAGATGGCCTGGTTACTAACTTTGCTGTAGCCAAGGTGTATTGGAACCGTGAGGAAGACCGCAAGCCTATGCAGGTCATGGCAGACGCTCAGATGATGCAGATGCTCATGATAGAGCAACAGCAGGGGCGTATTGAAATAACGGATGCAAAACCTGTAGACCCTTCCGGGGATTATCTGCTGGTGAGCTTCGATATCGTGAATATCAAGACCAATACGCCTATTCTGGAGAACATGAACCCCTCTGAACTGCGCTTTACTCATGAGGAGAGGGATATCCACGATGCCAAGTTTGTGGCTCATCGGAAGATTGTCCGGGGGGATTACCTCAAGCGCAAGGAGCGGGATAGGGTTTATCAGAATGTTGATGAAGCCCTGGAGAAGAACGAGGGCAAACCATCTTATACCACGCTGGATATCAAGCATGACAAAGAGTTGGAGAGCATCAACAACAAGCTGAATGATGGCGATACGGCCTCCAAGGAATATGAGCTATATGAAGCCTATATGAAGGTGGATTACAACAATGACGGCATCTATGAGAAGATTATCGTGCATGTGGTAGGAGATACACTCCTCAAGGTGCAGGAGAACTCTTTCGAGATACCTCCCTTCTTCATCTTCTCCCCGGAGTATGAGCCGTATGCGGTGTTCAATGAGGAAGGGTATGCTGACGCATGGGAGCAGCTGCAAGACCTCAAGACGGCGTTGGTACGGCAGATTGTCATAAATACTGCTAAAAACAATCGTGGGCAGAAGTTTGTAGACGATTCTGTGGTGGATATGGATGCTTTGATGGATGGGGACGAGTTCGTACCTACCCGTGACGGCAAACCACCCAGTGAAGCGGTATATTACCCGCCGCCTATTCCTACTGACCCCAACGCCATGACGCTCATCCAGTATGTGCAGAATGACCTTGAAAGCCAGTCTGGCTCCACAAGGTATAACCAGGGCCTTGATTCTCGCAGCCTAAACATGACAGCTACGGGCATATCGGCCATCATGGGGGCAGCGGACAAGAAAATCAAGCTCATTGCCCGTATCTTGGCGGAGACAGCATGGATTCCCATTGTGAAATTCCTGGTGCTTCTCTGTCAGAAGTTCGTGGACGATGGGCAGATTATCCGTCTGCTGAACCAGAATATCGTGGTACGCCGTGAGCAACTGAATATCGACTATGACCTTGTGGTTAATGTAGGCCAGGGAGCCGGAACCAAGGAAGCAGGTATTCAGTATAAGCTGATGATGATACAGCAGCTCTATCCTGTGCTCCAGCAGGTGGGCATTGTAACCCCGCAGAGCTGGTATTCCATTGTCAAGGATTTGCTTGAGGATTTGGGCATCAGGAGTACAACCAAGTACCTGCTCGATCCTAATTCCGAGGCTTATCAGCAGATGCAGGCTCAGCAACAGCAGGCACAGCAACTCCAGCAGCAGAAGGAGGAGCAGTACCTCATGGCACAGCTTCAGCTCAAGGAGAAGGATATCGATACCAAGCTGGCTACCAAGCTCACAGCCAAGTGGAACGAATTGCCGGTTGACGCAAAGGTGCAGGCTCTTGCGGCTATTGGCATCCAGACGAATCATGACAGCGTGGCTTCTAACGATGCTGTGCTTAGGGATTTTGCTATTGAGCAGGCCAAGGCTAGAAGCTGGGGGTATCATTGATGGATTACCAGAAGAAACTTGAGCGGCAGGAGCAGGTACAGGTTGGGAGATACTGCGCTGAATGGGTGGAGAAAGTCGGCAACGACTTCTTTGAATCCGAAAAGCGAGATGTCTTAAATGCCTTGGAAACCTCTCTGCCGGGAGAGTTGGCGAATGTGCAGGCCAGATGGCAGGAGCTGCAAAAGTTCCGTGCCCGTCTGAACAGCATCATAAATAAAGGCAAGGAGTCTGAAAGAAAGCTCCAGAGCGAAAACAGGAGGGAATAGAAGTGGAGGATAACACATTTGACCTGCAACTCTTCTCGGAAGAGGAGGCACCAGCGGTAGCAACAGAGGCAACCACAGAGCCTGCGGTACAGGAACCTACGCAGGAACCTGCCCCGGAGCCGGAGTTTGCCCTGCGGAAAGACCCTACAACGGGTAGGATGGAGTTCTTGACCAAAGAGGATATCCAACCCCAGCAGGAGGCAGAGCCGTCCCAGCAGGAACCTCAGGCATATACAGCGGATGAACTTGTAAAGGACTTCGCCATGGGCAGGGTGGATGAGAGCCGTATTCCGCAGGGCTTGGCTGGTTACTATGCAGCCATCAAGACTCAGCAGGAGAATGCCCAGCTTCGCCAGCAGGCCGCCATGCAGCAGCAGGCAGTCATGCAGCAGCAACAGCAGGCTCAGGTGCAGACAGCCCCGCAGGAGAACAATGAAGCCAAGATGGTGGCTGTCTACCAGCAGATGGAGAAGTACGCCAGGGATAAGGCTTTCCGTGAACTTGGCATCAACGGGGAGGAGGGTCTGAGTGAGCTTCAGTATTCTGACAAACCAGAGGATAAGCAAAAAGCAGCCGTATTCGGCACAGCGGTACAGCAGAATATGCAGATGCTCAGTCGTGCCGTGGCTGACGAACAGGCCCGTATGGCGGCAGAGGCACAGGCCACCGCCAATGAAGCGAACCTCATCAGGAACGGCGTAGCTGAGTACCAGAAGACAGAACCTCACTGGAATGAGATTGACCAGATGATGAGCACCTATTGGAAGACCATGCCCTTTGAAAAAGGTGGCCCGGTTGTGCAGACGCTCAGTCGTGTGGTGGATGTCTTCAAAGGGGTGCCTGGGGCGAAACTCCTTCCCCAGGACAAGGAAGTCCTCAATGAGTATTACCAGGAATGCAAGAAGGCATTCTACTCCAAGCAGACTGGTGTAGGGACTACTCCTCAGCCCGTATCAAAGCCCCAGGTTCCCAATGTGGAACACACGGGGCAGGCGGCGGCTTCCCCTGCTCAGCCGGTGGATTGGGGTGCCATGCGCGGCATGAGTCCCCGTGACCGCCGTGAGTTCTTCTTGCACAACTTCAGATGAACTTCAAGCGAACTTCAATAATTTCAGTCGTGCACAACTGATTTTATAAAATAGGATTAAACTTCAAATTTACACGAGGTGAAAAAATTATGGCAGCACTTAAAGAAACTTCTACTTCTCAGTCCGTAACTTATGAGGCGGTGGGCCTCAAGGACGATTACTCTCCCATCATCACGAACATTGACCCGGAGCATAACTTCTTTCTCTCCGAGTTTCCCCAGGGCAAAGATGCTACCGGCCTGCACTTCAACTGGTTCACTGAGAACCTGAAGCCGCCCCGCCAGAACGCACATCTGGAAATGGAAGACTACACCACCACCAAGGTGGGCAGCACTGAGCGCAGGAACAACACCTGCCAGTTCTTCAAGACCTCTGGTAAGGTGTCTGATGCACAGCGCAAGACCGCCAAGTGGTATGCCAATGGTGATGAGTTCACCCGTCAGAAGCAGCTGGCTTTCGAGCAGCACGCTCGCGATCTTGAGTATGCACTGACTACCAACAAGATTTCCCGTCTGGAAAGTGGCGGCGTACCTGCCCTCATGGGTGGCGTTCCCTTCTTCATGCAGGAGGAAAGCGTAGCAGTGACTTTCAATGCCACTACCGATGTAGTGACCTCTGATGATGCTCACGGCCTGCTTACCGGCGATTTCGTGTACTTCATGGCTGAGAGTGGCGCAACCCTGCCCACCGGCATCAGTGCAGGTGTGGAGTATTACATTCGCAAGCTGACTGATACCACCTTTGAGCTGTATCCTTCCATGGAGCTGGCCATCACTGCCGACCAGACTGATGCAACGGCAGCCGACCTTGCCAAGCATATTGCCCTTGGTACTGCAGGCAGCGGCGATATCAATATGCTGAAGAACAATATCATCGATGCTGGCAACTCCGACTACACGGAAGACCAGATCAATGATGTCATGGAGATGTGCTACAAGCGCGGCGGCAATCCCACCCTGGCAGTCATGTCCGGCAAGAATAAGCGTCGCTTCTCCAAAATCATCACCGGTCAGGCTACCAAGCAGCGCCAGCAGAAGGAAAAGACGGTCTACAATGTCACCGATACCTATATCTCTGACTTCGGCACCATCACTGCCAAGGTACACCGTCAGTATGGTAATGACCGCATCGATATGCTGGATATGTCCCTGTGGGAAATCAAATACTTCCAGCGTCCGCATGAAGTGGCTGGCCTGCCTAAGAAGGGCTCCTATGAAGAGTTCGTGCTCGAAACCTGCATGGGTCTCCAGGGCACTCAGCCCAAGGCAAGCGGCTCCATCGTCAATATCAAGATGGCCTGATGGCCGAATAGGACTCCACTCTTTTTCGGAAGGGTGGAGTTTTTATTTTAGGAGGCAGTATGCTCTTAAATCAGGAATTGATAGAAGAAGACGGCAAAACGGTGCTGAGGAATACCATTGACGTGTCAGCGGCCATAGCAAAGGCCAAGGAAATGTCTGATACCCAGGCAAGGGGCAAGAATATAGTTCCGCTAGGCTATATCCCTCCCGAATACTGGAACTTTGACCCGTGGCTGTTGGAGGCCAAGAAAGCCGCCCATGCCGGGGATAAGCACGAGTATCAGAAGCATGTACTGAAGTTTTTCCGATTACACCCTGAGTTTGCCGTGCTCCGCAGTGCAAAGTATTGGAGTGGTGCGTAGTGAAAGCATTACGAGTGCTTCGCATGGTCCGCCAGAAGGAGCAGGATAATGATGAAGTAAAATTCAGTGACTATGATATACGGGAAGCGGTCAACGAGGTCATCAGGTATCTCAATGTGAGCCTTGCCAATAAGGGCAGCCAGCATTTGCAGAAGGTCTGCACCTTCGACCAGAACGAACTCAATGCAACGGTTGGTGATCCATATTGGCAGTCACCTGAGCTTTATGAGAGCGAGATTGAACTCTATGACAGCGATGAACCCTTGTATGGGGTGTGGATAGATCCACGGTATGATTTTGCAACCAAAGGCCTTGAGCTGCCGAGGGATTACGTCTCTCTGGTGGATATCAGAAGAACGGACGGATATCCTTTGAAACCTGCTACCTCTCTTGGAGAGGTGCGTTCCCCTTGGGGAGACAGGAAGTATATAATTCTGGGCGGCAGGATATATGTTAAGGCAGAAGCCTTTTGCATCTGCTACTACTGCTCTTTGCAGGAAGTTCAGGATTTTGATGAGGACGAGATTGACCTGCCTGATATCTACCTTGACCCGGTAGTGAAACTGACCCGCATGGTGCTCAACAACGCCGATGTAGATACCATGACACAGGCCGTGAATACGGCAGTAGACAGGGCAGTGCCACGGCGCAGATACACGAATATGAGGCAGAGAATGCCCTTCAGATTGTGAGGTGAGGTGCTATGCTCGTAACTAAGGCTATAGAGCGGATTCGCTCTGCGACACATGACGAATCATATGAATATAGCAATGAAGAATGTGTCTTTGCCCTGAATACGGCGGCGCACGAGATAGCCGCACTTCTGATATCCGGGCGTGCTCCCATTCTGGCAAAGGAAGATGTCTTCACGGATGGCATGGCACTGCCGGAGGGATTCTTCCGCACAGCTGGCACTTACCCCATGAAAGTCACGGGGCAGAATATCCACTTCATTGACGGCAGCGAAAAAATGAAGGTGCGTTATTTCTTCATGCCCAAGGAGCTAACCGGGGTAGAGAAGGAAGCAATGCCCTTTGAAATGGAGTTCCTTAATGGCATTGCCATCAAGGTGGCTGTGAAGCTGCTCCTCAACGAGAATGAGTTTGATATCACCCAAGACCAGGCCATCCAGCAGGAGCTTATGACGGCTGTGCAGTCTGGCTGGCAAGGCGGGTGATGGGGTGTGAAAATATCAAGCAAGCACCAGAATGTGCAGACAATCTCCTATATGGACTTCTCTGGGGGCCTCAACACCAACGATACGCCGGAGAACATTCAGCAGAATGAACTCAGCAAGTCGGTCAATGTGGAGATATACAAGGGCCAACTGAAAACCGTGGCAGGGACCACCAATCTGTATTATCAGGAGGATGGGACTTTCACCGACCTGATATATGACAGCATTGGTGGAGCGTTCCTTATGGTGGACGGTGAGAGGGATGTCTACAAGGTGGGCGAGGAACTGACCAAGGTAGGCACTCTCACAGGCTCTGATGATGTGGTCTATGCCGCGTGGGAGGATGGCGTACTCATCGCCTCCGGGGGCAAGCTTCAGTATTACCACAGTAATGCGCTGGAAACCCTCAGCGACTCTCCTGCGGTCTGTATGGGCGTGTTTATCAAGTCTGGCAGGGTGTGGGTGTACCACGAAGACCGCCTTGAGTGTTCTGGTGTGGGGGATGAAACCCAATGGGAGCATGACAGCAATGATGAGTCCAAGGCTCAGTGGGTAGATATCGGCTACAAGGATGGCGGTGTCATCATGGGAGTGACTACCCTCTCCTCAGATACCATCATATTCAAGAGCAATTCCCACG